AAAATCAGGCAAATCATTACTGAGATTAAGCTTGAAGAAGCTGAAATCGCTCACAGGCAAAATAACGTTGAAGGCGTTGCTCCACAAGTTTCTGTAGCTACTTAGACAAAAGCTACATCGCTGAAATGCATAAATACCTAGGGATCTCTTGCACTCTACTCAAAAATAACATATAATATTTACACTATACAATAAATTAATTTTCTGCATGGACGCGGTATAGTCGACGGCCTAGAGACTATGTAGAATTAACTAGGAGAATAATCATGGCACAAACACTATTTAGAGGACCGGTATTACAAGGAAAGTTTAATGAAGCTGCAATTGTTACGGGATTTAATTTAGAAAACAAAAAAACAAGTCACACAATAACTGCTGCTGAATTAGCCGCAGGAATGACGTTTACTTCATCTACAGATGCTGTTAAATTTACTTTACCTGCAATTTCAATTGGAGCAGTAATTACATTTGTAAATACAGCTCAAGATGGAGCTAACGCTTTAACAATTAGTCCAAACGCTAATGATGGTATTTTGTATGCGGGATCTTTAACAGATAATAAAGATCTTATTAATACAAAAGCTACATCTAAAGTGGGGGATCATGTTACAATTGCATCTTTGAACTCAACTGCTCATTGGACAGTTGTATCTGTTCAAGGTATTTTTGCAAAAGAAGCGTAATAAATAATTAACGGAGCCCTCCGGGGCTCCTACAAAATTTAAGGAGAAAATTATGGGAATAACATCAAAAGTTAAACAATCAATAATACTAGCAGCAGACGGACAAGTGCAATCACTCGTAGCCGGTTCAGCAGCCAATATTACTAAATGTAATATTATGACTATATATGGTCAAGGTTCTGCAGCAGACGCTGAAATTAAACTCTATAATGAAATAGGGGATGGTAAAACAGCTTCTGCATTAATTTTTCATGGTAAATTTGGAACAGCAGGAAACAATGTACATGAGTTTAAAATGCCTGGAGCAGGTATTTATGCTAACACTGGAATATATGCAGATTTAACTAACTGTGATTTTTTTTATATAGTAGGAACATTTTAAAGGAGTATTAAATGTCTAATACAACTTCGGGTGCTTATCAATTTGATCAAGACTTTTCTATTGATGAGATTATTTCTGATGCCTATGAACGTATAGGTTTAGTTGGTACTTCTGGACATCAACTTAAAACAGCTAGAAGATCTTTAAATATTTTATTTCAAGAATGGGGCAATAGAGGTTTGCATTTTTGGGAAGTTGGTAATACAAACGTTACATTGATTCAAGGGTCATCTACAAATGTAGATGCAACTGACGAAGGTGCAGGTACATATACTTTTTATAGAAATGCAGTTGATAGTGCAGCAGCCGCTGCCGCTTCACCACAAGCTACAACAGTTCCAACAGCAAATGTTTATGGTATTACAGATATTTTAAATATAGGTTTTAGACAAAATTATAATACTACATCACAATCAGATGTTGCTTTATCTAAAGTAGATAGATCTGGTTATTCCGGTACAGCCAACAAAGCTACAATTGGAACACCTTCTCAATTCTGGGTTCAAAGATTTATAGATAGAGTTACAGTTACACTTTATCCATTACCTAATGCAGCAGCAGCTGCAGCAACAAGTAAATTAATGGTTTATTATGTTAAAAGAATTCAAGACGTAGGGGCATTTAGTAATGCAACCGATACTCCTTTTAGATTTATTCCATGTATGGTTTCAGGTTTAACTTATTTATTATCTCAAAAGTTTGCACCAGAGAGAACACAAGAATTAAAATTGTTTTACGAAGATGATTTAGCAAGGGCTTTATCTGAAGATGGATCTCCATCTAGTACATACATAACCCCTAAAACTTATTACCCTAATATCTAATGGCTACTTATTCCAAAGGTTCTAGAGCATTGATGATCTCAATGAGATCAGGGGCCGCGTTCCCTTATACAGAAATGGTGCAAGAATGGACAGGAGCCTGGGTTCATAATTCTGAGTTTGAAGTTAAGCAACCACAACTTACACCAAGACCCGTGAGCGCTGATGCACAAGCCTTGGAACATGCTTATCCAGCAAGAACAGAATTTGGTGTTTTAGATTTATTAATGTTTGATCCATTTGAAACATACCGAGTTGGAACAGGGATTGTAAATGTTAATTTACCAGGACATAAATATGAAACAGGAGATATAAAAAGATTTCGTGGTGCTCCAGGTATAGCTGGAAATTATAATACACCCGATAATGTTAATGGTATTACAGGAGCAGTTATTGCAAGAAGTACAGGATATGCTATAACAATAGGTAAATATGTAGATGGAGCAATTGATGCTACTCAAACTAATTGGTTTTTTTTCCAAGCTGCAGGAAATGCTACATCAACAGGAAGAGGAGGAGGTTACCCAGTCTCAGTTGGACCCGTAACCTTAGAAGCATAATTATGGCATACACTTACGCAACTTTAACAACAGCAATTAGAGATTATACTGAAGTAAGTTCTACAGTCTTTACACAAGGCTTAATTGATGACTTTATTATGTTATCTGAAAATAGAATTAGTAATGATTTACCTATGGATGCAGATAGATTTGTTCAAGAAGGGACAATGGCAGCTGATGTAAATAATATAAGAGTACCAGCAGGAACTTTATTTGTAAGAGGGGTAGAAGTATTTAATGCAACCAATACCACGGAACAAGGTTTTTGGTTAGAGAAAAGAGATCAAACATTTTTATCTGAGTATGTAGGAAGATTAACAGGACCTGAAGGTTCTGCTACTGCACAAGATGTAACTGGAACTCCTAAATATTATGCTATGTTTGGTGGAGCAACTGGATTAACTGATACTACTTCAGGCTCTATTTACTTAGCACCTACGCCAGATGTTAATTATAATTTTAGAATATACTATAATAAGCTTCCAACAGGTTTATCAGCGGCTAATACAACTACTTATATAAGCAACTATTATCCAGAATTAATTTTAAATGCTGCTTTATCACAAGCATTTTCTTTCTTAAAAGGACCAACAGACATGTTGACATTGTACGAAGGAAAGTATAATAATCAATTACAAAAGATTGCGGGAACGCAATTAGGAAGACGAAGAAGAGATGATTACACTGATGGAACTGTCAGAATTAAAATTGATTCACCGTCACCTTAAACTAGGAGATAAAAAATTATGGCAATAACATCAGCAATATGTAACAGTTTTAAAACACAAATTTTAACAGGAGTTCACAATTTTACAAATGGTGGTAACCAGTTTAAACTTGCACTATACACAAGTAGTGCTACATTAAATAAATCAACTACACAATATATTACAGCTAACGAAGTAGCTAACGGAAATGGTTACACTACTGAAGGCATTGTACTTACAAACGTAACACCTGCTTTATCTGGTGACACAGCTTGTTGTGATTTTTCAGATGTGTCTTTTACATCAGCTTCATTTACAGCTAACGGTTGTTTAATTTATAATGAAACAGTAGCGAATGATCCTGCAGTTTGTGCAGTGGCATTTGGTGGAGACAAAACTGTATCAAGTGGAACATTTACCATTCAATTTCCAGCAGCAGACGCAAGTAACGCAATAGTTCGAATAGCATAGGGGTAAATCCTTATGGCTAATACTTGGAATCAAGCCGGTACTACCTGGGGTTCAAATCAATGGGGCGAACAAGGTCCTACTATAGTTGCTTTAACAGGTCAAAGTGCTACTTCAAGTGTAGGTTCAATAAGTACAAGATCAGATCTTTCATTAACGTTAACCGGACTTTCAACAACTTCTTCAGTAGGTTCACTAGTTACAGAAGTAGCATATATTTTAGCAGGACAATCAGCAACTTCATCAGTTGGTTCAATATCTCCAATAGAAATGTCTATTGGTTTAACAGGTTTATCAGCAACATCTAGTGTAGGAGCAATAGCACCTGCAGATGTAATGGGATTAACAGGACTACAAGCAGCAACAAGTGTTGGTTCTGTTACAATCACTAGTTCTCAAATACATAACATACAAGGTCTACAGGCAATTTCATCTGTAGGGTCTATATCTCCTGCAGATGTAATGGGACTAACAGGTTTATCAACAACATCTAGTGTAGGAGCAATAGCACCTACAGCAATGTCTATTGGTTTAACGGGACAATCAGCAACATCAAGTGTTGGGTCTTTATCAACTGCTGTAGAAAATTTTGTTCCTATAACAGGATTACAAGCAGCAACTTCTGTCGGTTCACTTATTACTGC